GGAGCTGTTCCTGATACGGTTACAGAAGCTCCGCCTCCGCCTCCAAGTCCTGAGATTGCAGCTTGAACAAACGCAGTAGTTGCAATTTGAGTTGTATTCGTACCACTTGTAGCAGTAGGTGCAGTAGGTGTCCCTGTCAGTGCAGGATCTGCAAGAGGTGCTTTTAAAGCTAGATTATTTGTTACTGTTGTAGAAAAGTTTGCATCATCCCCCAAAGCTGCTGCAAGTTCATTGAGAGTGTCTAAAGCTCCTGGCGCTGAATCTATAAGATTTGCAATTTCTGTATCTACATAGGAAACAGAAGCAGCATCAGTAATACCATAACCTGCCAAGGTAGTAGGAGTACCTGTAAGGCTACTCCAAGCTCCGTCAAAAATTTGAGAGTTATTTGCAAGTTCTACCCAGTTACCTGCATGAGCAAAATAGGCTTTTCCTGTTCCATGAACGTGTGCAAACATACCATGATAGGTTGATGCACTTGGTAAGTCTCCTGTAGTTGCAAACATATTTGCATAGTACGCCTTACCTGTAGTAATAAAATCGTTGCTACCAATATCTATATCTAATAAAGTACTAGCACCATCTGTAATACCATATCCTGCAAGAGTAGTGGGCTTTCCAGTAATTGTACTAAATGTTACGGGCTTATCAAATGTGCCTCTAGAATCTGATACCTGTATGGAAGTTGCATTGAGTGCTTTACCAGCAATAACAGTACTAACAGTAGTAGAAATAGTGCCGTTATCTTGTACATACATTGTTGTATCAGGAGTAAGCGATGAGTGTACATCACTAATTGCTCCAGCAAGCATTACAGTTACTGTATCGCCATCTGCAACAGTTGATTGTGCAATTCCTAAGTAAGAATCTTTTGTACTTGCAGCAGAAGTACGGAAAAACGAAGTATAGATATTACTATTATTACTAGGATAAGTGTCCCTATCGCTAGATACCATTGCAAGATAGCCCGCAGGATCATTCTCCCCCGCAGGGAATCTTAGCGAAGCACTACCATAATCTCTTGTTACTACTAGAGTAGCTCCTAGCTCATTTGCAAATACCCCAGAAGTCGAAACAGATGCTAAAGCTCTATGAATAGTTCCATCATCATATTTTGTAAGAATACCAAACTTATCATCTGTTTTTGAACACTTTATTGTATGCTCTAAGATATAATAATTTGCATTATTATTTCCAGGCCCCATACTAAGTACATTTGATTCTGCGTTTGAAGCAAATGCAAAAGTACTTCCATTAAAAGTAGAGCTTCTCATCATTAAATCGACAGGAGCCCCTACATACCAATAATTTCTTCGGCTAGAAATGAGCATTTCAGAGCCTACGTGGTAGAATATTTGATTTCCGTTAGTTGCCCAAGTCGTATTTGTTGCAGCAGTAGACCAAGTAATACTTGTTCCAGAAATTGTACCAATCGAGTATGTTACAGTTCCTCCAGAAAGAGAAGCTGCAACCAATTTATTATAAAGTTTTGACCACTCAAAAGCTCCATAAGCTGGAGTAAGACCAATTGCTATTGCGCTACCAAAAGTAATTGTAGTTCCTGATACTGTTACAAAATGACAGTCAGAACCATTTAATGCAATTAAATCACCAGTTTCAGTAGTAATAATTTTACTATACGCACCCACATTATTTGCGGGACCTATAGATAAAGTTCCTGAACTATTTGTAACAATATAAGAATTCGTTCCAACTTTAAGAATACCTGTTGAAGTCCCATTAATATGAAAATACTTATCAGGAGTAAGACTAGATAAAAGAGTTTGAGGAGTTCCAGGACTAAAAGTTAGAGTAGCAAGATTTGTATTCCAAATTACACCTACAGTTTGACCACTAGTATTCTGATAAAATTGTTGGTATACTCCGTCTTGATCGTTGTAATCAAGAGCATCTTTTTGAGTATAATAATGAGTAGTGCTACTACTATTTGCCAATTGCGCATGAGCGCCTGCTACAGGCGCTGTAGCTACTGCCGTTACCTCTCCAGTAGTTGCTCCAAGAGTTACTGCAGTTCCAGAAGTAATTGCACCATCTGCAATAAAATCTATTTGAGAGTCTCCGCCTGATGTACTAAATCCTGCGATCTCTCCTTGTACAAATGCAGTTGTTGCAAGTTGTGTGCTACTATCTCCTGTTGTTGCCGTCGGGGCTGCGGGAGTACCTGTAAATGTTGGAGAAGCTAAAGGTGCAGCATCTGTGATACCATATCCTGAAAGAGTAGTAGGAGTACCTGTTAGTGAGCTAAACGCTGCGTCAAAAGTACTGTAGTCAGTGCCTGCCACCGCTGCACTAATATTTCCTGCTCCGTCTGCTTTTACAATGCCATTAATTGCACCGACTACAGGATCAGTTTCTGTATAACTTGTGAGATAGCTACTTAAATCGGCGGGAGTAAATGTAAATACGCCCGTAGTATTATTATATGATAATCCACCGTTAGAATTTGGAGTGCCAGTAGTTACACTAAAACTATTAAGACTAGCATTTCCAAAACTAGAAGTATCTGCAGGAGTAAAGGTAAATACACCTGTAGTATTATTATAGCTAAGGGCGCCTCCTGAAGATGCACTCACAGTACTTACACTTAAATCCGTAAGTTCAATATCATTTGCCACTGCGGTCTGTACAAACTCCGTTGTAGCAATTTGAGTAGTGTTTGTTCCACTTGTTGCTGTCGGAGCTGTTGGAGTACCTGTTAATGCAGGATCTGCTAAAGGAGCTTTGGTTGCTAAACTATTTGTAACTGTAGTTGCAAAATTTGCATCATCATTTAATGCTGCGGCTAATTCATTTAAGGTATCTAAACTTGTAGGCGCAGAGTCTACAAGATTTGCAATTTCGGTATCAACATATAGCTGAGTTGCATAAGTGCTTAAATTAACAGGAGTAAAGTCAAATACGCCTGTAGATGAGTTATATGATAAAGCATTCGTTCCTGCTGCTAACGTATTAACAGAAAAATCTTGTAGTTCTGTTTTTGTACTAGAAAGAGCATATAAATCTATAGTAGAAGTTGAGTATAAGAATAGTGTTGAAGCTGACTGTGCTACACCTATTTTTACATCATTATCAAATTGTCTACTATTACGAAGAGTTCCTGTTACTCCAATAAATACTTCATCTCCTGCAGTCAGCCCAGAGAGTCCAGTAACTGGACCTGAAATAATAACTTCTACAGAGTTGCCTGTAGATGCTGTAGAATTTGCAAAACCTATGAAAGTATCATTAGAAGTACTTATTGTAGAAACAGTACCATCACTGTTTAAAACAAGAGCATCTTTAGCCGTAATATTTCCAGATGCAGTTAAAGACGTTTTTAAAGAGCGATTAGGTCCAGAGGTAGTAGCCCCCACACCTTTATCTAGTTCTGTTGAAATTAAGTTTCGTGGTACTACACTATCATCATCACCAATTGATGAATTTACAGGAAGTACTAAACCACCTGCAGTACCTTGAGAAAGACCTGCGGTACCAATAAAAACAGTATTATTTGCAAAGTGGCCTTCCTTAAAAGGCTTAGCTGCTGTACCAATTGTTGAATTTAACCCTACAGGAATTATAGAATTAACATACAAAGTATCCCAAGGACTAGTACTATTACCTAAGTTATTTACAGCATTAACATTAGAGCTAAGAGGTGATACATCTCCTACAACATTTTCTAGATGATATGTTACATAGCCTGAAGTAACTATTGTTGATGTATTAGCTTGGGCTTGCGTATAGCTTAGTGATTGTATATACTGTGGTACAGTAAAAGTATTAGAAGCGGATAAATCAGCTTTAGTAGCTAGGTCAGCAAAAAGTGCTGCATTTCCCAGTTGAGAATCATTTTGAACACTTAAAATAGGAGCAACTACGTCCTGAACAAACTGTGTATTAGCTATACTAATACTATCGTCTGAGGCCGCAATTGTCCTATTTAAAGTTGCATTTCCTGTTAATGAAGGGGCTGCCAATGGTGCCAGAGTAGCACTTGCATACTGCTCAAATTGAATAATGGCTTCTTTTAAGTTGATAAAATTTGTATCAACTTCTAAAACAGAAAGCAGTCTGTTAACAGCATTCGAGCTGCTACCATCACTATACGATTGAGCAGTATCTTTTGTTACAATAACAATGTTAGTGCCGATATGTGCAGACATTAAAAACCCCTATATTAACTTACTTTGTAAATTACGGCGTGTCTTTCAATTGTACAGACCAAGTAATTTGCAGAGTATCATCAGTTGCTTTATTTACTACGTTGAATGTGGTACGACACAGCATAGTTTGACTAATAGCACCCTTAGTAGAACCTGGAGCGTTAAGAGTAACGATTGAGCCTCCCAAAGTATTAGTTTGTGCTGTACCTGTTCCGCCGCTTGGAAGAAGGGGTGGATCAAATGAAGTTAAGTCTGCATTGGTATTAGCATCTACATCAGGCTCCAGAGCATTAAAAATACCTGCTTCTACGATTGGGCACTCGGTGCCTCCACCTGTAAAAGTTGTGCCAGTCGGAGCAGGATTCTGCTCTTTAAAAGTAGCTACGTATACAATACGAGTACCGGTCTTTTTAGTACCTGCAACAGCATTCGGAGGGCTAGTATTTGTGGGATCCGAAGTGTCAACAGGACTAGGCTGAGAACCATAATCATTTTCACTAGTTGGGTACCCTTCAGGATCTACACCTTGGTCAATTACAACACTACTACCCGCAACAGTACCTTGGAATACTCCGTCAACAGAAGTACCAAATTGAACAAAAGGATCACCATATGCAATATCTACAGGTACATCGTCTGCGTCTCCAAAAAATGGGGGCACTGGATCACTGGTGCCATTAATACCAGCATCTCCCTGATTGTAGTAGCCTCCAATAATGCCTCGAGTAGGAATGTTTCCAGATCCACCAAGATCTGCAGAATTAACACCAGTTACATCCCCCGCGCCACTCCAGCTAACTGTAGATTCTACAACTCCTGTTGATGGATTCAAACGACCAACCTGACTTTGAATAGGTGTAAACGTTAATGTTACAGGGGTGCCTGCAGTAGCAAATGCAGAGTTAGTGGTATCAATAGTAGCGTCCAAAGTAAACTCCAACAGACCGTCAGAATTAATATTTTTTGCAAGAATTTTTGTCCCGTCGGGAAAAGCTTTAGTGCCTCCTGACGTAGTATCGCTTACTGTCATAATTGCGTCACCAATGTTACCACCTGGCGCACGGATATATCTAGCATTGTAAGCATCTGATCCTTGGTTGGTTGTAGGGGCAATAGTAAGAGTTGTGCCTGAAGCTCTCAGATATGGAGCAGGAAGCGTGTCTGCAAAGTCTACAGTAAAAGTTGCATACTCTGCATTAAAAGACGTATCTCTTTTAACTTGTACACGAAGCCCTTCTTCAAATTCCAAGGCACGATCAGTTGCACTAGTGGTAGTAAATGAACCTACATTACCACCTCTACTTGCGTCTGCTTGGCCTGAGCCAATCGCCATATGGCTCATCATTCGAGGAATAACATGGCTTCCTCGAATATCTTGTTTTGGGTCTATTAAACGGCCGACAATATGGGCCAAACCGTAGTTTGTTACCATATTTCGAATAGTTTTATGTTGTTTTACTCGACCCGCGTTATCTCTCAAAACGAGATTGACAATTCCCTTGATTTGAGCACTGTCTTTTTGCATTTTAAAATCTCCTAAAAACTGGCGGATTTGCCATCTTCGCTGACATAAGGCTCCAAAAAGTATGAAGCGCAGTACACGGGTATAAAGGCGGATCCAGGGTCAGCAACCTCGACCGTTTCCGTATGTGTTCTATCAAAATGTCTCAGCTGTTGTACAAATGTATTGTCTGTCGCTGAATTTTCTGAAGCTATAAATATTGGAGAAAGTGTTTCTCCAGGTACTGGAGTCTGTTTGTCAACAAGAGTTAAATAACTAGCTTGTTGCCAGCTAGTACCGCTACCATTTCCTACTTGACTATTGCTTATATTTCCTGATGTCAAGACTCCCGAACCATAATAAAGAATTACATATAAGTGATCGTTAGAGCCTTTCAGTAGTTTAAGGCGGGGGTTACTTGCGTATCCTGGGCCGCCTCCGGGATTATTTATATTATAGTTTATATCTCCCGCATAAATGGCCTCTATATTACCTAAGTTTCTCCACCTAAATTCAGACTGTAATCCACTAGGTATATTATACGTTGGATAGAGTATATAATCATTTATTAAACCTCCATTAACTGTATCTTCATATGTAAAATTTCCTGCAGAAGGTCTAGTTGGGTCGGTTCTATTAGTTAAAGGCTGTATAAATCCATTTTGCCCATAAGAACCTAAAATATTAGAAATAGATATATCTATATCAGTAACTAGTACCCAATATCCTGCAACAGAGTTCCACAAAAAAGCAGTTTTAGTGGCAGAATTATAATAGTAAGGAGTGGAAAGAGTACTACCGTCATGCGCTAAATAACTACCTTTCCAAAAAAATCCAGTACTATAATTAAAGCTCCCTAAAGTTGAAGTACCAGGGCCATAGCCTGGTCGCTGCCAGCTTTCAAGAACATTGTTTGGAGTATAAGTATTATAAGCTGTATACGTATACCCCCCTACATCCGTTCTACGATTAACTAAAATACTTTCTGAAGCATATAAATTTTTACCCCATCTACGAAGTTGATATAATGATGAAGGAGCTTCTTTATTTAAATTTATAAGTGCCCCTGAGCTATCAAAGTCAGGAATAATTTCATATAAACTAACTTCACCGTCATTAATATAGGTTTCTCGAGCTTTTGAAACTTTTTCATTTCCTATATAAAAACGATCTGAAACTATAGGAGAACTACCTGATATAACTAAAGGAAAGTCTTGAAAGTTTAAAGTTTCGTTAGGGGCGCCTTCAATTCCTTCAATTAATTGTTGAACTTGATTTATTATTAACTTTCTACTAGAATTTTTAAAGTTCTTTCCTACAGTTTCCAATTTTACGTCATACAAATAATTTCCAAGTGCATCATGTATTGGACCTATATAAGACAATAAAATATCGTCTTTTTGTACTCGATTAGGAGTCATTTTAACATCAGAAGTTCCGTCTGCCCCGCTTCTTCTACTTCTAACAAATCCTGTATCTAAGGGAAAGCGAGGAAGTGCATATGATATATTTGTAAGAATACTTTTTTCAGCAAATGAAGATTCTGCACCTCCAAATAGTCCTTCAATATATTGATTATCAAAAGGATTTAAAAATGTTTTTCTATGGTAATTTGAAAAGTGTTTACTTATAGTTTCTAATTTTACGTCATATAAATAATTTCCTAATGCATCATTTACAGGACCTACATACCCCGCTCTTAAGAAACTCTTTATAGGTCCACGAGTTTCTTTTAATATAACATCTTCTGGTGTTCCGACAGGATTTTGAAGATAGGGGTAGAAAAATGCACCTACTCTATCCGTTTGTACGCTTGTGTTCCCAGAACTCGATATTAAAGGCGGCGTTACTTTTATTCCTGCATTGTTTGATAAAAACGGCGTTAGTGATCGACGCTTCTGAAAAGTTCCTCCAAGTAGTCCTAAACGCGCTAGTTTTTGAAATACAGTAATTCCCGAGTATCTTAATCTACCTTTATTATACCCCGATTGATATTTAACGCCCTGAGAATTTATTAAGTATCTGGGAGCTCTTGAGTCATTTAAGTCTCTATTAGTAAACTCTCTATAAAATAAGACTCTTTTACCTTGGGCATCCTTTGTAGGAAAATAACTATAGGGTCCAGAAAACCAAGTTTGAAACGGGTTTGTCCAATATCTATATCGAGTTTTATAGCCTGTTCCCATAAAGCTATAAAAATCTCCCTCTAAACTATATTCCGCATCTGCAACTAAAGCGTAATCTTCCCTTCTTCCACTGTCTGCTTGAAACCAAGCTAACTCTCTATTTGGAAGAGTTGGAAATGTGTTTGTTCCGTCTATCCAATGTCCTGCTCCGTACATAGAGCTTATATTAGGATATGTAGGTTGATATACTGGAGGAACCCAAACACCCGAAGAATTCCAATAGCCTCCTTGAGTTTGTTTTAGCTGATGTTTATAAAAAGTATTCCAAGCTCTCTCATAGTAAGAATCTGTTACTTGGTTAAAACTAGTATGCGATTTAATTTTTGGAGCGCCGGGAGTTCTTGCAGAGACTCCTGACTGTTGAAAATCCGTTATAAATTCTACCGGTAGATCTTTGTTTATAAAGTATTTTTCTTTTCTTACTTCTTCAAAATGTAATCTATCTTTAAACGTTTTTGTTGCGGAACTAAGCTGAGGTAGCTTATCCGTAAGTTCTACTTCAGATAAAGGATTTTTTCCTGGCCCTAAATCTACAAAACCTAAAGTGTGTCTCGGTGCAGCTGGTACGCCAGGATGGGGGCGAGTCTGCGGATATCTTCGTACAGTAATCCCTACTTCTTCTTGGGTTTCGTCTCTGATACCCTGTATGGATAATAAAGGATTGTGAGGATTAACTTCTAAAACTCTGTGCGAATTTGCTATTGTCTTCTTCTGTGAACTTACAAAATTTATTCTATCAGTATTTAGAAGAGCATCTGAAAAAACTAAAGCATCTTCTTTTACAAATGCATCTTCACTTTTTAAGCCAAGAGTCGCTCCCAGTTTTACAAAATTAAATAAAGGATCTGCAGCTCTTTCTGCTTGTACTGCAACAATAAAATCTAACCCGGGCTTTTGAGCAACTCTACCATCTCCAAAGGGATCTACTAGTTGCGTAGCATGTCTTGCAAATTTATTAAATAGCCAAGGAGCATCATCTTCTTGATAAATTTTATCGCTTAAAAGATGACTTTTTGCTGAAAGAATAGAATCTAAAGTTTTTAAGTTATCTTGTACAGGCTTATGAGACTGTTTAAGAATTAATTTAAACTTTCCTGGAACAGATTGAGCATATACAATATTTTTGTTAGTAGTACCAGCACTACTAATAGCATTTATATTTAACTGCTTTCCAAATAACCAAGTTGCAGTATCTAGTGTGCGAAGCCTATCTTGCTGTATATCTGTAACTTTTGATATTGATGCTATACTGTCCGAGCTAGAAACTTTATCTTGCTTTAATTTACCTATTAAAGTGAATTTAACAAAATTTAGTAAAGGATTAGTAGCCGCACTATTTCTTGCTGTAGTAGTGTAAAAAATATCTTTACTGGGAGTATTAGCATTTGTATTAAATTGTTTTCCAATTGTTTTATCTTCTTCTTGAGATGTAAATACTTTATCTTTAGGATCTACAATTCTACTTATAATAAAGTTTTCGACAGAAGAAGCTCCTTGTTGTATAGGAGCACGGAAAAGAAGAGTATTAATTCTTTCATCTAAAAATTCTACAATGTGATCGAAGCCCGGCTTTTGAGGTACACTACCATCACCAAAAGGGTCTACTAACTGCGTCTCATGAGGAGCTGTAATAGCTTGGACGCGTTTAATAGAATCTTCTAAAAATACTAAATCTCTTGGATTAGTATACCTATAGATATTTGGAACTTCTAATACTCTTGCTGCATCAAATTGAGGACGATTTCTTATTAAAATAAAGTCTATTTGTTCGTCAAAAAACTCTACAATAAAATCAAAATCTGATTTTTCATCCTTAGTAGCGTGTCGAGCTGTTATGTCAGGCAGTCTTTTGGACACCCGATCGCTTGTAAACAAAAGTTCATTTTTTGTTTTAACTTTAGGAGTAACTATAGAATCTGAAAACAGTATGTTTTCTTGCGGCAGTCGTCTACGAAGGTGAAAATAATCAAACTTTTCTACAGTAAGTAGCTCTTCATCTTCACTAAGAGCTGGCTGCTTAGATACTAACTCAGGAGTAATTAATACTTCATTGAACTTTCGTCTATAGTGTACAATTTTTGCAAAAACATCCTCTTGAAATACTTCATCCAAGAGAAAAAATCGTAAAAGCTGTTCGTGAGTAATTCTTACATCTAAAAAAGATAGAAGAGATACCGAAGCAGCATCGATTTCTATAGCAGTATCGCTAGTATCTGCTATTAATAAAGAGTTCTCTATTAAAGAATCTATGCGAAACTTTCCGCTCATGTATAATCATCCCGCACCTGTATAGTAATTTGTTCAAAAGTTGTATAAACTTCTGTCAAAGGATTATTACTCTCATCGACGCCTGCGGGTACAATAAACTCTACCTCTGCTTCATAAAAATCATCGTCTACATCGGCATGAGTTAAAAAAGGCTTCAAATTAAAAACATATTGGCCTTGAGTATCTGTAGATTTAAATTCGTCTGCCGCAACACTCACAATTGCAGTAGGAGTATCTTTTCGTCGAATATTTAAAAATACATTAGCAGAATCAGTGACAAACCTGTCATTGTTTTCATTTTTAACAATAACTACAGTTAAATCAGGTCCTGTATCGTTTTTAACAAGTGTCACTAATCTATTCATTGGAAGGGCGCTAACTTCTTATTTAAGAAGGCTTTTTTTAAATATTCTATGGTATGATTATAACAAAGCATACCTGCCTTGTCAAGATATATTTTTTGTAAGGGTATTAGTAGTTAAGAAAATGCAATGTCGCATACAGCACGTACTTTTTCATCTCGTTGAGAATAATCATCCTCGGCATAAATTACATAACGATGAAAAGAAGAAGAAAGTAAATTACCATCTTCTAAAATTTTTGTTTTTTCTCTTACTTGAACAGCGACTATAGTATTAAAGGACTCATCTTGAGTTTCTACAATCTCTATTCTATCAACCACTGTCTGTTTAGTTAACGCCATTTTTTACTCTCCTTATGTCGTTTGATAAGCTATTCCAAATGATAAACCAGTATTGGTTCCTAGCATAGATCCTGGTACGGCTGTTGGAGACCCCGATGCGGTATTATACTCTAAATATAAAGTGCTTGTCCCCGCTATAGCGGTTACATAAATACTTGCCCCAGAAACACTAGTAGCAGAATTCGTTATTCTTACAGGAGCAGTGCCGGATCTACCTATAGCAAAGGGTAGCCCTGTTATTGGAATGGCACCAGCTGTACTAGTACCTATATTAAATGCAGACACACTAACATGAACCAACTTTCCTGTTTTTACGTAGTATTGAGTTCCTCCAGAATTTCCCGCGATAGTACAAGTCCAAGTTCCAGATTCTACTACATCCAGATCCGATTGCGGAACGTTTTCAAAAGCACTGTTTCCGCTATCGTAAACAAGAACATCCCCTTGAGTTGCACCAAGAATATTTACATCTGTTAGTCCAGCAAGAGTTTGTCCTGCACTTGCTTGATTTACCCAAGTAAAGTCGCTAGTAGTTCCATCCCAAGCTAAAATTTGTCCAGATGTTGCACTAGAGGTATTTAGTCCATAAGGCAGCACACTGTCTACTTCATTTCTAAAATCATTTGATGAGATATCTATATGATAAAAGGGAAGGTGGCGAGAATGCCACTCATTACCGTCCCAAGATAAAACGTGGTAGGTACCACCGGTATCTACAGCGGAGTCTACATTACTTAAACTACCTAATGTTATGCTGGTGCCGGGAGCTTGAGCCACCCATTTGCTGTCTATAGACCTCCAAGTTAATACATCGCCATTTGATCTACCTCCTACTGCCGTATCTGCTAAGTTAAATAGATAAAGCATTTGAGGTTCCCACTCACTATTTGTGGCATCCCATTTTAAAACAGAGTCAGAAGAAAAAGGAACATTACTACTAACATCCCCTAGATCTCCTAAGTTAAAAGTACTAAAAGCTTTATTTTGCCACTCTCCGGCTGTAGTATCCCAAAGCAGTAATTCATTATCTGTCGCTGGAGGGTTAGGGCTATATGCTACATCATTAAAGGTAGCTATACTTGGCTGTGCATTTACCCAGCCTCCTGTGGGCCCTTGGTAGAAAAGGTAACTACCGGACTGAATACTTGTTATTGTTACATCAGTAAGTCCTGCGACGTCAAGAGTAGCCTGTACATTTAAGTTACCTGTTCCTATTATAGAATTTCCATTAATTGTATATACATCTGTAAGGTACCCCGCACCATTTGTTAATTGATTATTATTTGTAGGTATACTTGGTAAATTACTTAAATCATTATAATTACCTGTAGTAGCTACAGTTGCAAAACTCCCTGAAGTTAAAAATCCTGAATCATTAGTTAAGTCACTAGTTTTTGTAGGTATAGTTGGTTTATTACTTAAATCATTATAGTTGCCTGAAAAAAGCAAATTAGTAGTATCAGTTAGATCACTAACATCACTAGGTATTTGTGCACTTGTAATAAACCCAGAGTCATTTGTTAAATCACTAGTTTTTGTCGGTATGCTTGGTTTATTAATTAAATCATTATAAGAGCCTGATGTTGCTACTGCATGAAGATTTGGAGTACCATTTAAATCACTATAATTACCACTTGTGGCTACTGCATGAAGGCTGGTCGAAGTAACATAGTTTGCATCATTAGCTAGAACAGAAACATTATCCCCCGGCTGTACTGCGGAATCTGCTTTTGCTCCTTGAGCTGCGGTAGCAGCATCGGTAATCCCATAACCTGCTAAAGTTGTGGGAGTATTAGTTAAGTCAGAAAATGCTACTGTTCCAGGACCCCAATTTGTACCATCATATTTTAAAAGTTTATTCGCGGTAGCCCCAGTAGAAACATTTGTTAAACTTTCTAACGTATAATCAATATAGCTTAATTTTGTACCATCATGCTGTAAAATTTGAGTGCTAGAACCTCCTGCTACTTTCAGTCCTCCTGTTCCTATATCTGCGGCGTTTGCAAATAATTCTCCCCATCTTTTAGCTGAACTACCAATATCATAACTATTTGCTGTAGTAGGAATTAAATTTTCTTCAATTTCCGCATTAAAAGTAACTACATCGGTAGAAGAAGTTCCAAGTAAAACATTTTCTCTTAAATGAGTAGAGCCATAAACAGATAGACCATCAGCAACTGTCCATTGAATATTAGATTCCCATGCAGGCCCCGTACCTCCAGATCCATCTGGTAAAGAAGAAGCAATATTATATTGAATTGCTGCAAAAGCTCCGTCAAGAGTAATACCTCCTCCTTGTGCTGCTGCAGCATTTCCTGCACCATCTGCAAGAACTATATTTTTATCGTCTACAGTCATAATAGTACTATTTACTTCTGTTGTAGTACCATCTACTTGTAAATTTCCTGCAATAATTACAGTACCCGTATCGTCTCCATGAACTGCTGGGTCAATTACAAAGTTAGCAGGACCTCTTAGCCAGCCTCTTAATTCTAAATTATTCATTTTAGAATTAATGTCTGTACCATCGTAAGTTATAAAGTCTCCTGCTGCTGGATCTCCTATAGCTACTTTATGTAAACCGTCTGTAGGATCTACGCCGAACCAAAAACCGGTACCAACACCGTAATCAGTCATTCCCCCACGAATACTTCCTCCAGCTACGTCAATTCCGGCATTTGGACCATTTATTGTAATTCCATCACTTGTTCCTGTTTCTGCTTGCTGCTGAGGATTTAAATTAGAAACAGCGCCTATAAAGGAACGATTTAGTATAAAGTTTAATACGTAAGGTGGCCCATCAGGACCTCTAAGAACTTGTGCAAGAACAGCGTCATTAGAATAGTTAGGACGATAAACAGCTCTATAAGCTGCTTGAACTTGAAGTTCGGTTTCAAAAGAACGATCTAAAGTAACTTGGGTATCACTGTTAATTTCTATTACTTTGGCCCCTAATCCTAAGTATTCGTCATTAATAGAGCCTACAGGAAAAGTTACAGTATCATTAACTTTAAGAGATTGTCTAAACCCTGAACCTGTCATTATACCGTCAGTTGATACCGCAACATTTCCAATGCTAAGCCAATTACTGCTATGATCCATAGCACGCGTGCCATCCCCCATAAATCTCCAAAACGGTAATGTTGGCATTGCATGTTTGTCCCACTCCACTAAATGAATGGTTCTATACTGCGCTTGAAATAGTATATAAAGTTCGCGTGTCTCGTCAGGAACTACTCCATCTAAGTTTACTACTTGAGGCTCTGATACTGTGATTGCATTTTGAGGATTTACTATTGAAGATATATTAACAGGATAGCTTTCAAAAGTGTAATCAAATTCGTCAAAATCTTCTGTAGGTTGAGGATTTAAAACGGTTCCTTCATAAGTCCAGCCGTCAGGATATAACTCTGCTACTAAATCTCTTAAGAAAGGCCAATTTATTAAACCCCTATACCTACTAGATACAGGATCTCCTGCTCCTTCCTCTGTACTTTGAGTTTCATCGGCTCTAAAGGAATTGACTGTATCTGCATTAAAACTAGCATATGCACCTTTGGGCATACCATCATGAATACGAGGGCCTATAAGAGTAAACTTTTGCCCATCTCTATTTATCCGTACTGTTTTAAATTCAGAATAGTTTCCTTTATGAGAAACACTTCTTACTTTAAATGTAATTTCTTCTGACATTAATCAAATCCTGGAAAGTTTATTGACTTTTCTGTGGTGGTTACAGGAGACACTACTGTATCTGCAGTATGTACTATTTCAAAATGACTAATCCATTCGTCATTTTCTGGTCTATCCCACGATAATAAAATTTCAGAGAATGGAGTAGCTTGAGGGCCTTCAAATGAGGCGTGCAGATTTTTAACTGAAGGAATGACATCAGGCTCTTTTTCTGCATAAGCACTAGGGGGTATAGCTCCTAAGTCATATTCTTTTTCTATTTCTCCGAATTTTTGATTATAGTGCTCCACGGCCGTTACAGCAAATATATTTTTAGATTCTTTTGCTATATCTAAAACTTTATACGTTTTTGCTGACCCTAATATTTCGGCCCCGTCTGAATTTATTTCTCGTATAGACCAAATTAAATTTGCTCGAGGAACCTTATCTAAACTACTAGCTAAGTTAATGGACGATGTTGTAACTGTCCCGGGGTTAGTTATATCTACTTTTTGCACATAAGTTGCAGAATGCCAAGACATTTGAAGTAATGTATCTCCAGCAGAACTAGAAAATGCATTTGAAGCTTTACTCTCACTATCTAGACTTGTTAAAATATAGTCTTTGCCATTAAAAACATAAGCTTCTGGTATTCTATCGTTAGTATTATAAGTTGTTCCATTTATAGCAATTGATTGAGCTCCGGTATAAAAAGCCGCGGGCTCTGTAATTACTAGGTACATTTCATAGTCACTTGTAGAATTAAAAGTTATCTCTCTGTCTAAAACTAAAGAATTAAGAGTCCCTCCACTACTAAGTCTTCCGCCATACGAAATTCCATATCGATCTCCATCTTGTACTGTTATTACGTCCCCTGGCCTTATGAAAGCACTACCAAAAGACGTCTTAAATGTAACGACTTCTCTTTGATTCTGTGCCGTCCATAGTTTCCACTTTCCCATTCGTATTGCTTGACTTTCAGAAGTACAACCAAAGGCTACTACTTCTTTTGTCCTAATTTGTCCAGTTTTTGCAATATCTGATTTGTCTTCTATAAGTAGAGGGACTAGCTCATAGTTTGCAGCAGGGTCATTCCAAGTTACAATTATTTGATTAAATTTTGTATTCTCAGGAGTTCCTTCATACGCAAAACGCCCATCAATAACATTAGCTTTTGTAAAGTTATAAACGGGATCAGAAGGAACATCTTGTACTAAACTTATTTGACCGTCTAGCCAATAAATTATAGAGGCAAAATTGGTTGCCATATCTTTCAATACTTTATAAATTTCGATCGGCTTAGTAAGAAGTACATTCATTCTATACCGAGGTTCTAATAATTCTGCCGTTCCTTCCATATCAGAAGGAGCGCTATCTGTAGGACGTATGTACCTAAATTCTGTTCCCACATTTCCATCAGGAGCTCCTATGTCTGTCCAAGGTATTGCTCCTGTTGTTTTAATTCTATAAAACTCTCCTGTTTTAAAACTAGTAAAACCTGCAATTTTACCTGTACCTACTAGCTCATCACAATATCTAGCAATTCTATATAAAGAGTACTTATCGATATCAAACTCAGAAATGTACTGTCCGGCACCATACCTATTATTTGTTACTATATCATAAAAACACCAAGCAGGATTATCAGTATAGTGTAAAACTTTTTTAAAGTTTCCTCCCCAAAAATTTTCATACTCGGCTTTGCCCGTATGAGAGTACTCCCGAGGAGTGTAAGATTCGGGAATTTTTACTAACATTCCGCGCATTTCATAAGTTCTTCTGGGAGCTTTATTATACTGTTTAGAATTAAAAATTGTATTTACTAGTGCTGTGTATGGGTAGGTGAATTTATCTTTTATGACACATTGAATTTTACTAATTACCGATTCTGCAACCGTATAATAGTCTGTCTTATCATCTTCACTGCCTGCCGATCTTCCAGTTGAGTAAACAGGTAGCCCTGCACTTCTAGTTTGTCTAGCTACTTGTAGTACAAAAGTATCAAAAGGTCTGAAACTTTCTAAGTCTATAATATGTTCATAAGAAATTCCTGCTCTTGTTCTTCCCCAATGTCTAACAGAATTTCCAAATAAATCAACCCAAGGTCCTGTAATTCCATTTGTTGTAAATTTTATTCTAAATTTGTATATAGCATAACAAGTCAATAGACTTCCATCCTCTTGATTCATTGTATGTAATCCTTGAGGGTAGGTAATCATTAAAGAAATTTGATCCATTTCGTTTATTTTTGCATTATTTGCAAAAGCACTTGATGGAATATCTGTAGGATTATTTACAGTATGTGCGTTTAACTCCAGCTGACCTAACCCTGTTCTATTTACATATCCATTTTCTGGATCGATATTAGGAAGCCCGTGTATATCAAAAATTGTTATTGATTCATTGGTATTTTTGCCGTAGTCTGAAAGAGTAGGATTATTAGGATCTGGGGCTAATATTTTTAAGTCTGTGGTAATTCCTCCTAAATTTCCTTCTGTAACTACGGCCGCCCCTACAGTGCCTACTTCTGATAAAGGCTCTTGTATCAAATAGCCCCTACGTTCTTGCGAATAAAGCCCTTCTACTTTTAAAAAATTACCCGCAGTTCTCCAGCCTCCAGACTGTCGATTATAGTAGTCTACCCAAGCGTCTTTTTCGTCGGGCAATAAATAATTTGGTGCATCGTCTACAGTAACTTCATCTGGTAATTCTATCTGGGATTCTTCTTCGAAATTAAACTGAAGAGAGCTTGTAATTGAAAATATATAATTTCCTGGTTGTGGTTCGTTTTCGGTTACAACACTTTTGTTGTTAGGAATACTAGCAAGAGCAAACTTTTTAGCAATAAATAGTTTATACTTTTGGGGGTAAATGGCAACATAAGGATTTTTTGGTTCAAATATAATAGTATTTGCAATAGCATATACAGTCTGGCCCCCCATAACACTACCAGCATCTGCTGCTACTAAAAAGGCGCGCGAATTTTCATCATTTAAGGTAATCCACCTTTGTATATCTCCGCTTAAATTATTTGCTGCATCAGCTGTAATTCTTACTTGATTATTTGCATCTCTTACAGTAGATGTAATATCTAAGTCATCTACGAATAAATAATCAAATAAAATTATACTTTTTCCGGTTGCATAGTAATCTCCGGTACTGGTATCAATCATATAATCTGGTAGCGTACTCCCACTTGATAAAGTTCCATTTTTACCAGAAAATGCAATTCTAGTACTAGGATCTATAGCGGAGCCTAATACTCCTTGGGGAGGAATATATCCTAAATATTTTGCATCTTTTACAGGAACATCATCAAAATAAATAGACCCTGTTCCATTTACCAAACCTGCTACTGGGCCTTCACATATAGCATCAGTAATAGAAATATTTTGTATTACTGTGCCTGACCCAGTTTGAGTAAATACTCTTTCTGTTTGATTTACATTACCTGAATTATTTGGTCCGCCAATACCTAAATTAAATAGGTAATTCGCACCCCCGATACCATCTGGCATAAATTTACTCCTTTACTTAATACTCAAATCTTGGAATAATACTTCGGTCCAAATCAGGCCCACTGGGTGGACGGGTCGGTTGAGTATCTCCACCATCACCCCCTCCATCAGTTCCTCCGCCATTGCCGCCATCTGTATTTCCGTTATAATTATCTGTGCCTTCCTCATTTGTATTATCGGTATTTGGTGTGGCAGCGTTTAAAGGGTCTCTATGAACAAATACAGCAGCTGCATTAGCAGTTTGAAAACTAATTGGCCTCCCTGATATTCTTAACTGCCCGTAAAGCACCGGGACAGGATCTCCTTCAGCAATTACTTGTCCCGACCCCTGAAAAAGATAAGTATCCTCTTTTGATGCGCCACCATTATCTGTCGCAGGATCAGGCATCATCATTTCAGTTAATCCCTGCATTAAAAGTGCTCCCCCAAGAACTGCAAGTCCTAAAGCAGCACCTATTGCTAATCCACTAGCTCCTCCTGCCATAACGGTTGCAAATAATGTTTTTCCTGCTGCCGCCCCTAAAAACTGCATTCCTGGAACGAATAAAAGTGCTACCATCAAGAAGCCTACAATTGCTTTTACAACTCCTCCAGAACCTGCTGGTATAGCACGAATTGTCATTGCGCCTGTATCATAGTGAAGCAAAAGCTCGGTCTCATCAGTAATAGGTGTATCATCTACTTCGCAAACAAATTCTATACCTTTTTCCGAAGATTCTATTAAATATGGACGAAGCTCTGGAAAATTACAATCAAGGCATTTAACAACATCTTGGAAAGAAGATACGTCCATAGTAAATTCTTTTCCGAACTTTTCGCCTATATCCCCTTCTAAATATATTTTACGCATCATATCTATAAACTCCTACAATTGTGGGGGCCCATCTTGGAAACAAAGATTCTCGGCAAGAAAGACGATGTACTGCATGGTGAAAAAACATATCCTTGCCTATATAAACTCCGCAATGATTTGGTACATCTGACTCCATTTGAAAAATTAATACATCATTTATCTGTAATTCTTTTTTATCTACGCGTTTTCCTCCCCATTGCTTTGCCATATCATCAGTAAAATAATTTAAATCTTCTTTCTTCCACCAATTTTCTTCAAACAAAGCTCTAGGAGGGATTTCTATATTTTGAGTTTTTAAATAGTCTCTAATAGCTTCGAAACAATCCATTACTCCAAATTTATATTCTCTACCTATTAAAGGAAATGCTTTTGTGGTTGGTTCTACTATATTTAAATTCATTTCCGAATCAAAAATATAGTAAGGTATTCCCGTACTGTTACATCCGTTTATATCAGATTCACTAGGTTCATTACTAGTATTTATATGGTTATGAACTATTCCTAAAATATCTGCTTTTTTAATTACATTTAAATAATCTTTTGAACACATTATAAAATCTTGATTATTTGTAGCAATATTTTTACAGGGAAACCATTGTTTTTTTCCTTCAACAATTCCTATAATTCCGCAGCCTTCTTTAGGATATTCTTTTGCAAAATGTTCTTGTATTTCATCTATCATTTAAATTTATTTGTTCCTATAAATCCGCCAAAAGGAAGAGGCAAATAAGTGTCTAAAACTCCAGGGGTACTAGTTGCTTGAAACCGAACTTTACAAGAGTTTACTCGTTTTCCACAAACATCTATTCTCTTCCAAACGCCTTTTTGAGTATTTGGATTTCTACCCTTGCTCGGATTAGTTGCCTCCCAAATTCTTATATATCCATCTCCATTATAACCATCAGTAAAACTTATTTCAGTACCTTTTAGTATCGGGCCAAGAAATGCACGACTAAATGTAATTTTATATTCATATGATAAAACAGTATTACCAGAGGTCATCCCGGGAGTAAGTGTAACATTAGTTACAAGACCTGGAGAATTTAAAGTACTAGGTATTAAATAATAATTATTTATTTTTGCTAGTATCTGTGCCGCATCGTCAGCTTCCATCCAGTCTCTATTGTACGCAATATATAAATCAAAATCTCCAGCATTAGCATTTTTGACTACTTTACTATTATAAGTTGTAGGAATATATACTGCGCTTGCTCCAGTAATAGTTTTTACTCTGTCGCCCTCTACATAGGATGTTGTTGGGCTCCAGTCAGGAAATGTTGCTGCACCTACTATTAACTCATCATTTTCATCAAAAAATAAGTTACCTCTACTATTTAAAGGAAAGGTGCACCCTCCTTGACCATTTTCAAAAAAGCCCTGATACTTCCAAGGACAGTATTTACCAATAATATACCTGTTAGGTAGTTTAAACCCTTCCAGATCTAAAGGACTGGCAAGTTCTAAAGCCATTAAAGGTCCTGTTTCTTGAGCTACTCTATTTATATAATAGGAAGCTTTTGGAAATTCTGTAGGGCGTTCAGGCAGCTGTCCTTCATTGTAAGTATACTTTAATAGTGTAGTTCTGTATGTTACTTTGCTACCTACTAGATCTTGAGCACTAAAAATACCTTCAGACTCTAAAATATTTATAAGTAATTCTTCGTCTCTTGTACCATCTCCGTCATTCATAACGGTTCTTGCAATTCCAGGTATATTTGCTAAAGTTAAAGTGGGTCTTGAGGAAGCTCCGCTACTTTTAACATCTATACCTTCTATCATTATAGGCATAGCTACATATTCATTTAGTACAGATCCTTTGGAGTCTGGAAAATATATATTGTCTAAAGAGCTCTCGTCGAATCCATTGTACAAAAATGCCATGTTTCCTGAAGGTAATTGAATTTCAAATAATTCAATAAAATTATCTCCAATATCCTGATCTTGTACTACCTCTATTAAATTTAGTCTGCCATCCTTTTGAACATATCCACTAATAGTCCAAGTATAGCTTGAAGAAGGGCTAAATGTGGGATTAGAGTTTGATCTAAATTCAACTTCGAATGTTGATTCTTCAGTACTGTTAAGAAAAGTGATATCAAAATAAGTAATAGTTGTTCCCGTTAAGGGAGAAACATCTGCATTTGTAGTACTTATAACATCTATTACTCTATACGGATCATTTGGATCATTTTCTAAAATTACCCTAATTACATCCTTTTTATATACTAAAAAGTCATTATAATTTAAAATATCAGGAGTTAATGTTAGAGAATATATGGAGGGTGCGCCGGTATTTTCGTCGTCTCCTCCTCCGGGTGGAAATGCTGAAATAGCTAGAGAATTACTAGTTATGAACTCACTGTATCCATCTCCGTCTGTAAAACTAATTGTTAAAGATAAAGAAGTTCCTAAGTCATAAGCAACTGTTGTATATGTAGCTGCATTTGCTCCTGTTATGGGGTAGCCGTTTCTATTCCATTGATATTCAAAAGTACCTAGTCCGTTACTGTCTGCAATATTTTCCGTATGAGAAAACTCATATCCAAATCCTACTTGATTTCCATCAATTGTAACTGTGCCAGTTGCAGCAACATTGGGGGGTACATACTCTTCTACCTCAAAAGTAATTTCATCAATAAAAGTATTCCAGCCCCCAGTAGTAGAGGCAGAAGCAGTTCCATTAACAAATTGCGGAGTAGTATTATAATGATGAAGTTTTAGAAAATATCTTCCTGGAGGACACGATGCAGTTGGTTGAATTTGTACAGCAGTAGTAGTGCTTGTTATAGATACTTGCCCGCTCGTATTTACAAAATAACTAGGATCGATTAAAGTATTTGAGCCGCCTCCACTTACAATTCTCCACTGAAAAGTTTCAGGAGTAGCTACAGGAGCATCAGAAACATGATAAGGAGTCCAAGTACCTGCTACATAAGGAACAAGACTGGTAGGGGCAGATATATTAATAGTTCCACTAGCTCCCTGAAGAATACTAGTTCCTGCAGAATTACCATCCCAGCCAAGAGTAGAAGGAAGCCATAAAATTCTAACAGAAGCTTGCGCTTTAGTAGTTAACTCATTTCCCGTAGTTGCAGCAGTAAAAAAGTACCACCTAGCATAATGATCATTATTATCAAAATTGGTATAAGTCCAAGTTTTATCTTTCTCATTATGATCTAACCACGGAGGATCTGGATCTGGATCATTAGCTGTAGGATCTGAGTTAGGAGAACGTACATAACGTATTTCTTTAACAATAGCGCCTTCAGTTCCTGTGTATTCTGTTTGTACATTGATAGTGTCTCCGACTTTTGCAATAATTGCGTAGTTATCAGATACATCTGTAGTCGGGGGAACATACCCGGGACTATTTAACTCAATGTAATAATCAAATTGACTCATGGTTCATAAACTCGTCTAAATTCTGCGGTTAGAGAATGATAACTATGGTACAAATATTTTATATTATATCCCTCACACACTACTTTTATAGTTTGATTTCCATCATACTCTGGAATAATTATATCAAAGTTTTTTGCTTGATGTACATCTAGAAACTTTGCTATAAGATTAATATCTTCTTTAGTTCTATTAGAAAAAGATACTCCAAACATATCTCTTTTAGAGTTTGTTCCATCTATAGCTCTTTGTTCATATCCATCTCCAAATTTTGCGGTCAAAATATTAAAATTTGAAGCCCTACTTAAACCCCTATCAAAAGTATAGAAAGAATCTGTAAGAGGAACTCCTCCAGATATAGCATCTGCAGGAACTTTTAGTATAAATATCTCTCCATAAGAGGATGTCCCTCCTGCAGTCCCGGGATCAATGCTCCATGCTCCTATTACGGCATTATATACATATGTTACTCCATTGTATGTATAAGTATCGCCATTTGAAGGACTACCTGGGAAATCTGCTGCCATTTAAGTCTCCTTAATTATCCTCAAGAGCTGCAATAGCTGCTTGAAAAGCCCCATAATCTGGAGAAGCCGCTGCAATTTCTTTCAACTTTGCTGTAGAGATGAGTCGAGTAGAGGTGCTGGGTGCCCCTCCTGCTTGGTGTTGAGCTACTTTTATATTTCCACTATCAGAGTAAATTGTATTATCTGACAAGTATAAATGTCTTATCTTATATTCAGCAGACCCTAAATCATATTGAGCATTTGTATCCGGGATTAAGCTTCCTGACATTCCTAAAGCAGGAAGATTCCCTGTTAAAGCCGATGCATCTATAGTTGTGCCTGCTTTAATTATTTGGGTGACTTCCGAAATTGGAGACCGTTTTAAGTTAAAAGTATATACATATACATTTGAGCCGGGCACTGTATCAACAGGTATTTCCCAATCATAATAATAATTAGGATCTCCTGCAAAACTTACTGCTGTAAAAGTGGCAGCGCCAGTTGCTTTCAATGTTGTATTTGCTGGGAAGTTGCCGTTGGCATCAGTTTCACCAGATATCGCGGCACCAGTTAGCAGCTCGAAAGAATCATCTTTTTTAATTGATGCAAATTTTTCATTAAAAGGAGATTCTGTTGGAGCTCCAGGCCCATTAGTTCGTATAACTAATTTATTTCCTGTTTGCCAATCTACATAAGCAACTCCTCCTGTGCCTTCACCTCCAAAGTCCATAGTTTCGCCAAGAACAAGTTGTCCTGACGAATCTGTGCTTAAAGTTTGATCGCCCATAAAAATGGTATTATTATCTAAGTACAAATATCTCCATTTTTGGGTAGCACTTCCTAAATCGTAACTTACACTGGTTGAGGGAAGGAAATGAGTATCTAACCGTAAGTTATTATTAGAATCAAAATCTAAAGTGCTAGTTCCATCTGTAATGCTAGAACTACTGCCGCCCGACCCTGCATCACTCGTATAAATTGTTCCTGCCATTGCGGAGTGGTTTTCGTCCACATAATAGAGAGTAGAAGGAGCATCTAAAGGTACAGTAAATGAAACCCTATCTCTATCCGCTCCATTATTTGTTACTCCATCTGTAGCCCCTAAAACATTTGCCGCATCATAAGCCCCTGAAGTACTTTGAATCCATAAAGGATGTCCACTGCTTAGTTCAAAATTTCCAAAATCTGCATAGACTTCTGTAGAATCTCCTGAATTATTTCCAAGGTCAAGTACTCCTAAAAGAGCTACCCACCGATACTGTCCTGTGGTTGTAAAAGTATAACTATACGAAGTAGCAGAACTACTCGTGCCAATGTAGTATCCTTCGCTATTTTGAGGATAGGCTCGATAAAAGCCTCCATTTGTTATATCTACTAGCCAAAATTGTGCGCGTACTTCTTTTTCACTAGTTCTTTCATGATAAGAATTGATTTTTTCCCAAGTAAGTACATATCCTTCTTTTACATTAAAAGTAGGGGAAGCTGTATAAGCTTTTCTATACCAGTTACTAGACAACAGAAAGTATGTTTTTGTATAAAGCCTTACATAATTTCCCGCTCCTGCAGCTGTAAATACATAAACACCTTGAGTTGTAGTTTGTGAGTTTCCTTCAAACTGTGTATCTGTATGCGCTTGGGCTGGAAAAGTTTGACCATTTATACTATCCGCAGAAGTAATATAGTTACTGCTAGAAAAGGCCCAGCCGTCTGAACTGGTAATAGGACTTAAACTGTCAAAATCACCCGGATCAAAATAATATGTTATACCCTTTTGAAGATATAGATCAGGATTTGTTCTTGCAACGGGAAATCCTGCCCCTGAGAAAGAAAAAGCAGAAGGAGTTCCACTAGTATAAGTAGGCTCGACATCAAATACAATTGAACTTGCACCATCAGCACCATCAGCACCATCTACTCCATTTACGCCGCGTAAATCTCCTGTGCTAAAACCTAGTCCATCATCAGAAGTAAATGTTACAGTACCTGTACTTATATCGTAAGAGCCCCCAGTAAACCCGGTGCCATCAGTTCCATTAGTACCATCTGCTCCATCAACTCCATCAGCACCATCTGCTCCAGCAGGTCCCGTAGCCCCAGTAGGGCCAGTAGGACCAGTGGGACCAGTGGGCCCTTGCGGGCCTACCACTGTTCCGGCATTAATAGTTGTACTATCTGCAAGAGTAAGAATTAAATCATCATTTGCATTTACTGTCGCTGAAGAAATACCTCTATTTCCATCGCCACGTAAATCTCCTGTGCTAAAACCTAGTCCATCATCAGAAGTAAACGTTACGACTCCTGTTGAAACAGTATAACTACCTCCAGTAAACCCTGTTCCATTAGTACCAGCAGGGCCGGTAGGTCCTGTCGCTCCTGTCGCTCCTGTGGGTCCAACCACCGGTCCGGCATTAATAGTTGTACTATCTGCGAGAGTAAGAATTAAATCATCATTTACATCTACTATTGCTGAAGAAATACCTCTATTCCCATCACCGCGTAAATCTGCAGTACTAAATCCTAGACCATCATCAGAGCTAAAGGTTACAATACCTGTTGAAGCAGTATAGCTACCTCCAGTAAATCCTAACCCTTGATTACCTTGTGGCCCTGTTAATCCTACAGGTCCGGCGGGACCTTGAGCACCATCTAGACCATCTGCTCCTTGAGGTCCTTGAGGGCCGGCGGGGCCTTGAATACCTGTAGCACCAGTAGGCCCAGCAGGTCCGACAGGTCCGGTAGGTCCAGTATTTCCTGTATCCCCTTTCTCTCCTTGAGGTCCCACAGGGCCTTGAGCACCCGTTTGTCCTTGAGGGCCATCATTTCCTGTAGGACCCGTGGGTCCAATAGGTCCTTGAGGTCCTTGAGGGCCAGTATTTCCTATTGGTCCAGTTGGTCCAGCAGGTCCAGTCGCTCCTGTAGCACCAACAGGTCCAGCAGGTCCAGCAGGTCCAGTAGCTCCTGTTTCGCCTGTATCTCCTTGAGGGCCATCATTTCCTATTGGGCCGGCAGGTCCTTGAGGTCCTTGAGGTCCGGCGGGGCCAGTACTTCCTATTGGTCCAGTTGGTCCAGCAGGTCCCGTAGGTCCAGTTGGTCCAGCAGGGCCCGTGGGTCCTGCGGGTCCAGTAGCTCCTATATCTCCTGTATCTCCTTGAGGCCCATCATTTCCTATCGGTCCTTGAGGTCCGGCGGGACCAGTTAATCCAATAGGCCCAGTGGGTCCCGCGGGTCCAATAGGTCCAGTAGGTCCAGTAGGTCCAGCAGGTCCTTGAGGGCCTTCTGGGCCTTCTGCACCATCATTTCCAGCAGGTCCTTGAGGGCCGGTAGGTCCAGTAGGGCCAGTTACAGAAGCTCCTGCGGGTCCAGTAGCTCCTTGAGGGCCATCATCACCTTTATCTCCTTGAGGCCCGACAGGGCCATCGGGTCCAATAGGTCCTTGAGGCCCAGTTAATCCAATAGCCCCAGTATCACCTTTATCTCCTTTAGGCCCAGTAGGTCCGGTAGCTCCAACTGGTCCTTGAGGGCCGGTTGTACCTATACCAATAGGTCCTTGTGGTCCTTGTGGTCCTTGTGGTCCTGTAAGACCTTGAGGTCCAGTAGGTCCAGCTACTCCAGCAGGTCCTGAAGTACCGGTGGGGCCTGTGGGTCCTGCGTCTCCTGTCTCACCTTTTAATCCTGTGGGGCCAGTAATTACCCATTGCTGAGTATTTCCATCATCATAATAGATATACATTCGAAGATTTACGCTATCAAACCATAAATCTCCATCACTTGGATTACTAGGCGCTGCTGCTGAAACTGTTGCTGCCATTTACGCTGCTCCGTAGGGGCTTAAAATGCCGCCTGCTCTTTTTTGATTTTGAAGTTCTCTCTGTACCGCTGCTGCAACTGCAGTTCCTAACTGATTTGCATCTTGTCCGTTGCTACTTTGAGTTCTGCTTCCAGCTCCAGAGTTATCCATACTAATATTTACGGTTACATTATTATTTTGGCCACCGCCACCTTTCATCTCTACAGGTATTTCTCTGCCGTTTGGTAATGGTACTACTGCTTCTGTTCCGTGCATGATTACAGGATACCCTGCATTCGGCCCTTTAAAGACACCTCCGATTGCTGCCATTTGAGGTGCTTCTGTATAGCCTCCATATCTGTAACCTCGTGGCTTGACGATTCCACCGTATCTCATCTTTGGACCGCTTGGGGACGCAACTCCACCATCTGCCATTCCCATTGCTGCCATAATTGCTCTTTGAATAAGAAGTTTAATTATTATTCTCATAATGTCGGCAATCATTGCTTTTGCCATCTCGCCAAAAGCTTGTTTTACTGATTTAGTCCCATCCATAATAGACATAAAGGCATCTGTGAAGCCTGAAGTAAGAGTATCAGGCATATTAGCCATGTACTCATTCAACTCACCGTCTCCAAAAGTATCATTTAATTTCTGCTTCATTATCTCTAGCTGTTCATTTGCAGCCGCAAGTCCATCACTCACCTCGGAACTTGCTAAAGTTTTCGCAGTATCTCTCATAGAGCCTTCACCAGTGTCTCCATAAGCGTCTGCTTGTGTTTCTAGCCTGCCGGCCATTTCGTTTGTTCTTGTAACTAGAGAATCTTGAGAGGGATCTAGATTATTTTGTCTTAATGCTTCTGATCGTTCCAAAGCTAGTCGTCGAAGTCTTGTTGCTTCAAGATCTGTTTGTAGCGCTAAAAGATCGTATTCTAAATCAATTGCTTGATTTTTTGCTGCTAGTTGC